AGAGCGTTGTCTTTTGCCCATTTGTTAGTTGCGAATGACAGGTACTCATCTACCTTCTCTGCCAATTCGGTCTTAACAGACTCAATTTCTTCTTCTAAGACTTTTGCATAGTCATCATGCATACGTCCTAGTTCTTCGTTTAAGCGTGAGATCACTGCTGCTTCAAAGATGGTCGCTGCTTTCGCTTTGAACTCTTCGCTTAGATCTTCACCCTCAGTTAGTGCAGCAACATCAGCAGATAGGTCAACTTGGATTGTTTCCTCTTCCTGCTCTTCTTCGATTACCTCTCCCTCTGGTTCATGAGAAGCATGTACATCACCTTTTGTACTAAACTCTGCCTTTTGACCTGATGCATCAGATGGTTTTGTTTGTGGAGGTGTTGCTGTTGGTCCGCCACCAGTCTTCATCTTGTTAGAATCGTCATCTGGTTTAGAGTTAAAAGGTGTTGGTCCACCTAGATCTTGTATACCTTGACCAGGAGTACCAGTCTCAGATTTAGGCATAGGATCGCCAGGTTTAGCATTCTTGGTTACTACACCTTGCTCATCCAGAGTTGTTTCAAGTTTTTCAGACATTACGGTCTCCGTTTTTTCTAACTGTGTTGATAGTTGCTAATTATTATTTATAGTTATAAAGAATTTAAGAATGAATTGAATGCGGAAATCTTCCTTTCTTCAATCTGCGATAGCGCAGCATTGTCAATTCTCTTCTTAATTGCATCGATATCTTGCTCTGCTATTGCGCCACCAGCAAGTACCCACTCTTTACCTTCCATGATGCCATTAACAAAAGCATCAGGTGCTGACGGATCAGCGACAATATCAGCAGCAGTAGCAAGAACAAAGTCCTCTCCTACAACTTTGATACCGTTTTCTTCTTTGATAGACCCTAGTCCGCGTGATGAGACTCCTAATTTAACACCTTCATCAAGAAGTTGTTTAGCAATCTTACCCATTGGGGTCTCTAATAATCTTGCTTTCCCCACAAAGTTATTACCTTCCTGTTTTAGAGAAGTAATAATGTGAGATGCACGATCTAAATTGATGGTTGGACCTTCGGGATGACCCAATTCACCTAGCGCACGACCAGTTTTTACAAACTTTTCGTTGTATGTTGCTGCTTCTCTTGCAAGAGTTTGTATTGGATAACGTCTACCGTTGCGGTTTGTTATCTCTCCTTGCAAGAAAACTCCCTCAATAAAGGTCTGTTTCTTACCGTTCTTACCCTCAGTTATTACAACCTGGGCATCATCAATTTGTTCCGTTATCAGTTTCATCTGTGGGTTCCTCGGTTTGATCAGGTGGAATTGCATCAACAGGTTGTTCTGTGGACTCTGGTCCATCTTCCTGTGGAGCAAACATTGTTTTCCCAACCTCTTTCTTCATATCCTCGATAGAGTCCATGGCAAGAGATTTCATTTGCGTATCTACATAATCAGAAAGATCTTTCTGTCCAGCAAATAGCGCATTCACGATGTCAGTAGCAGATTGAGAAGGCATAATTTATGTGTGTATGTATACTATTTAGATTTCTCCCTTTTTATAGTCCTTTTCAGACAAACTGGGTTCCTCGGGAGGTGGTTCTGGTGGTTGCATAGACATTTCCATCTGCGCTTTTTCCATTTGTTGCATCTCAACAGGAGAAACAACTAACCCATCGGCAATTTCTGATGCCATTTGTTCATCCAATTCCTTCATTTCGTTGTCAGTCTGACGTAAAATGTTGCGTCTTAGGTACTCAACAGAGAAATATTTCCCCGCATAAGGATCCATTTGTTGCAACATAGCGAGACGTTCATTCATAACTTCCTTCTCTTTCATTTCAGAGAAGTAGTTGTCCGCAATAAAGTTGTACTGAACGTGTTCCTTAATCTCATCCCACTCTTCTAAGGTGCAAACACCTTTAAGAACGCATTGAGTTTTAAGGAGATCATTAAATAAATCACTAAACTTCTTACGAAGTCTGGTGACAAACTTCTGAAACTTTACCTCATCACGAGTGATCTCAGCGGATCTACCAATGTTGAATGAGTTATCAGATTCTAAGCGTGACTCGGGTACGTTGAGTGATCGGTAGAGTTTCTTCTGGAAGTACTTGACGTCTTCAAGTTCTCCAAGATTTTGTCCACCTGGGAGAGTAGAGATTTCCGTGCCTCTTCCCCCTTCTCTTCGTGGTAACCAGAAGTCTTCGAGCATTGACATGAATTTTTTGTCATCCCTAATCTCTCCTGTGTCAGCGTTGTATACTAATTTATTTCTATAGCGAGCCATAACCTCACGGAGGTATTGCTCTGCCTTTTGTTTAGGTAAATTACCTACATCAATGTAGAAAATCCTACGCTCAGGTGCGCGGGACAATCTATATATCACCAAACTATCCTCAATCATACGTAGTTGATTAAGAGCTTTGATAGCTTTGTGTAGATGTGACAACACATAGTTGCGTTGCATGTCCATTTGTCCTGAGTGACAGAAACAAATAGCATCTGTAGCAATCTTTATACCTTGATTTTCATATCCACGTAAACCCTTTGGACTGTATATAAAATACTCAACTGCCTTAGGTATAAGCGCATTTACCTGTGGGTCTACAGGTGATATACGGTCTTTTGGTTTATCGTATTCGATTACTTTTTTAATCTTACGAGGGTCAATATACCTTAACTCAGTAATACCTTTCTTAGGATCGTCTGGGTCTATCATCTTATGATAAAAAAGACGACCATCGATATACCATCTACGGAAAATATCGTATGCTCGTCTGTCAAAATCTAGTAAAGATAATATGTTTTCAAACTCCTCACGAAGTCTATTCTTTACGCTTTGTGAAACTGGTAGGTTAGATAATTCAATATCTACAGGGTGGTCATCTAAATCACCCGCGATTGCTTCGTTGGTGATGTCACTAATCGCAGCATCCGCTTCTGGGTGAAGAGACATTTCACGGTATCTACCAATGAGGTCTACTTCATTTGACTTGTTTGCGGAGTCACCTAGGTCAACGTACTGCCCAAAATAACCACCCGCTACTATGGGTTGCGCTGCATCATCACTATCTTTATGCACAAAAGAAGGACCCTTCTGGGATTCCTTCTTTTTGCGCTCAAGTGAATAACCAAATAATTGCGTCATTCCTTTTTTCCGCTACTATTATATGTTTATTTATTATACCACAGATTAGGTATAAAATCTACTACCCTTGTGGTTTAGCGTTTCCTGCGTTTTCCTTACTTACAACTTCCCAGTATTGTACTTGGAATTCAACTGTATACTCCTCAGGAGTATCGTTGCTATCCCATGCTAAATCAATAGCAGAGATGTTGGAAGGCCAGATAGAAGCAAACTTATAAGACCTAGTTATGTTACCTTGACGGTCATACTGTCTTACAAATGCATCTTTTTGATAGTCCTGTATGTCATCAAAGTGCTGTAAGTTTTCCTGCATGTCTTGTATTCTACTTGACCATGCTTCAAACTTAGACCTTAATGCAAAACCTTCATCGTTTAGGACTGTAACTGTCCATGGCTCGAATGTGCGGTCTCCTGCAATCTTTAATACCCTACCTCTGTAAGGTACGTCAACAACACCAACTGTAGAAGCAGGAAGATTTGCTGCTTTAACTAGCATGGTTGACATCTGTGCATTACCACCACCAGGGGTGTCTCCACCTACTGTTGACTTTGAGCTGTTTTCTGCGACAGTTGAGTTAATTCCGCTATCTGCTCCTGATTTAATTGTGCCTCCCTCAGGGAAAAACAATTCAACTTGAAACAGATTAGGGCGTGCTAAATCCCTAATCGAGTCACGGAATTGGAGTATTGGTACTTGTACTTCTGACATTAGATTGTCTCCTTGTTGTTAATTGATTGGGATTAGCTTACTATTTCAGAGAAACTAGCACCAGTCCTAGTTGCAGTGAATGTTAGTGTAATAAAGTTAATCGACCTTGCTGGCTTCACGAATATCTCCGCGAAGAATTCCCCTCTATCTATAGCGTCAGCTGGGTTGTTTGTAGCATCGCAGACTACTAAGAAGTCTACAATACCTCTCCTTGACTGGACGGAGCGGAGGAATGGCTCAACTATGTTTTTGAATTGTGCACGAGTAAACTCATCATTCAATTCAAATAGTTGATTCTTAGCAGCGACTGAGATTGACTCTTCCAAGACAAGGAATAAACGTCTAACGTTGATTCTGTCAAATGCGGAGGAGTATCCAAGTGCAGTCTTATCTCCGAAGAGGATAATTCCTTCACCTGGGAATGCTACTATTGGGTTAACTCTTGCAGCATATAATCTATCTCTGTGGTCTTTTAGAGGTGAGTATGCAAGTTTAATTGCATTCAAGATTGTGCCTCTATTGAATCCTGCAGGAGAGAACCATGCTTCTGAGTTAAGAGTTGTGCTTAACACAAGTCCTGCCATGTCACCGTTACATGGAATGTAACGATAAACATCATTATACTTATCGTAAATGTATTTGTAGTTGTTATCAAATACCGCATAACTTGTAGATGCTAATGCATCGAAGTAGTCAATAGTTTTAGTTACGATGTCGTTTGTGCTTGGTTGTCCAATAACATCACCTCTGTGTGGAGAGATGAATGCCATACAATCTTTTCTTGAGTTAGCAATAGAGATTATATGTTGTGCCTTAGCAATACTGTCACCTACAGTTGTCATTGAAGGACCCATTAGGATGTAATCAATGTCAATGGTTTCAGCATCGTCAAACAAGTTAAACGCTGCAAGTGTTTCTGGACGTGCTACAGAGTAACCGTCAACTCCACCTTGTAATGCGTATCTAATTGTTGCTTGATTTTTTGTGCCTACTAATGGTTTAGCAGATGGGTTAGTGCCTGTTGGGTCATCTAAATCATTGATTGAAGAAGAAGACTTGATAAGGTCAAACTCTCTATTGATACCTGATAGACCAAATCCACCAGATGCGTTAACGTCTTTATCATAGACGTCACCTGTTTCGTGACTACCCCAGAGGATATATCTTGACTGTGACTTGATTACATCTTTATAGTAGATGTTATCTCCTTGAGGTGACTTAGCATCAGATGCTTTAGAAACGTTAAGGAATTTCTCAACAACTGAGCCAGGTGTGCCTGTTAGTCCTCCGTCTCCATCAATAACTATGATGTGCATTAAGTCATTGTGTCCACCTCTTTCTTCTACCCATGCAGAAGTTGTAGGTCTAGCAGCAAGGTTTGTCCATCTTGCATTAAGTCCGTATGAGCGTGTTGTATAGTCTGACTCAACGTTAGCGATAGCGATTGTCGCAGCGTTTTTGTCTACAACACTCTGGTTTGCTTGGAAGTTAGGTGATAGTGGGTTGAGTGAAACACGTAACTGACGTGAAACTCCTGCTACAACACCACTGTCTCCTGTAGCAGAGCCAGGTGTGTTAGAGTTGTTTGCCAAT